TCACCAGCAGTAGCTGTGAAAGCAACTCCAGTAACAGGGTCAGCTGTAACATTAGTTTTTCTGTCTATAGAATAAAAAGCCGTTATTGTAGTGTTTGTTGGTAGGGGAAGAAAGTTAATTTTATAGCGCAAACCTTTTTTGCGTTTATATCTTACTCCGCCGTCATATATGAGAGATGTCCAGCTAAATGTAGATGCTGGTGTAGAAGTGTTATCTACTATATCTATACCATATCTAGTAATTCCACCACTATCTGTGTACTGCCATGACATGTATAATGTGTCTACAAAGTTTCTAACCATACCAAATTGCAAATTATTGCTGGCACTATAATTTTTTAAACCACTGGCTAGAGTATATGAATAACCGAACGAGTTTGGATAAGTAAGCTCAACAGAACCCCACGAATATACACCATAGTTTAAATTAACATTTGTAGTTGTTGAGGGATAGCCAAGCATTAATAAGTTATATCTGATGTCCATCATATTAGGATTAACTATTGTAGTGTCGGTAACTCCAAGGTAGTCTGTGTTTTGATAACCAATGTAACGAACCTTTATAACCTGTTGGCCTCCACCCCAAGCAAATAACGAACCAGCACAGTAAAAGTAAGTAATATTATTTATGGTGTAGACAGAGTATGGAGCACCCATTGGTATTTCTATCTTAAAGTTATAGTTAACGTTCTGACCGTCCCAGAAATATAGATAGCCATCTTGAAAACTTTTGCTAGTGCTAGATGACCTTTTTTCAGCAGCTATTACAAGATACTGGTTGTTTACGCTGAGTCCGCAAACCTCATATCCTACATCAAGTAACAGGGCGTGTCTGTTCCAGCCCGATGCACCAGAACCTGTGGCAACATTATTTGGGTTACTGTCATTAGTAAAGGTGTACGTGGATAGATATTGACCATTACCTATACATAAAAATTGTCCAAATATAGTGGCTGGGTGCCAACCGTTGTTGGTTTTTACTAATCTGTAGGCAAACATTAGGAAATTACAGCCAGTCAAGCTAGCAGCTGAATAGGTAGCAACTGCGGCAGTATCGCTGGCAACACTAGAAGTTAAATGAAAGTGATAACCTGCTGATGTACCTGTTGCAAAAGAGTTTACCAAAGCTCTAACGCCGCCAGTAGTAGTAAATTTAAATTCATTCCAGCCCACAACTAAGTTTGCATTAGTTACAGTTACTGTTGCTAAAGAGTTGTTTAAAGAATCATGCAAAGTCAATGTCCAGTTTCCTGTACCTTTGGTTGTTACATAAACTGCTATCGAATAGAAAGGCTCTATGTCTGGCACAAATGGACAAAACTGCGATGTAGCTTCCGATATAGTAGTTGGCAATACATAAGTATTAGTCAAAGTGTTAGTTACGTAAGTGCTGTAATTAGACGGGGTTAAAGCTCCTCCTGCAAGAGCTGCCGCCACTACTGCATTGTTTCTAGGATTGTCATAGGCTGCAGTTGTGCTGTTATATATATTGACTACACCAGCAGCAGTAGATGCAGATGCCCCAAAGTTTGCCGTTCTTAATGTTGGAGAAGCTCCAGAAACTTGTCCATACAGCGAAACAGTTTGTTGAGAAGGTATATATAACTGGTCTGATTGTTGGTTATAAACTATTCCAGCTGCGCCGTTACTATCTAATTTACCGATATTGGATACTACTCCAGCCGTACTGATACGATACAAATATCCTTGATTGCCAACAGCATATCTCACTCCTTGAGGGTCTTGCACCATTGCTGTACATAAGTCTGACATTGTAACAGATAAGTTTCTAGCTGCTGGAAGAACCGACATTTGTGATGGCTTAGAACGAAAATCTAAACTTTGTGAATCATAAAATGAATTAGCAATGCCATACTTGTAATCAATTGAATGACCACCAATAAAACTATTGAGATGTATTTTATCTTTAGATGTATTTTTAAAACCAGTCATTTGTTACCCCGATATAATACCTGGAGGCAACCAGAAAATATTGAATATATTATCTGTCAATGGTTTTTGTACAACTCCAGTAGTTTTATTTGCATAGGCTTGCTTAAATTGCATCAACAAATCTTCAAATAATCCTTTGTAAAGTGTTGCATTTTGAGTTTCATTACGTTTTAAGAAAAACTGATAACAGGCATAATAAACAAGTCCGAGATGATATTCTTCTGGAACGTCTGGAACTAAACCAATTTGGCAGGCTACAGTTGAAGAAGTAGGACCTTGATAGTAGTTTTCTAAAGTTAATTGAGTTGCTGTAGCAGCAACAATAGGATACCAGTTGCCGTCTGAACCATCTGTGGTAGTAAAATACATACCTGTCATGTTGGTAGAGAACGGAACGGAAGGAGAAGTTACATATTGAGAACCGTTAGTTACGGTTACAGTGGTTGTGGTGGTGTCATCTAGGTTCATGTCGGCCATTCTAGGTTCATAGCTAATAATAAGACCAGCTGTTTGAGCTTGAGACGGTGTTGGGTATAGTCCTACTTCGTTTTTACCCCTGACAAAATAGAATTGAGGAACAATAACTGTATTGCTCGGGATAACATTAAACCTGTTCCAAAGTTCTTCTGAATCAACATTGACTAACGGCCAATTGTATCCACCCGTATTTGCACGTACAGAAGTAATGCGAACCATGTCCTCTGGAAATGTATAATATTGTTGGCCAGCCACAAGATTGGCGGTTACTTCTTTACGTGTCCAGTATCGTCTTGCTTGATTTTTAAATAATCTCAAAGCATGATTTATGTCTTGTTTGGCATTAGTCAAATCCTGAGTATCGGTGGTTGTAGAAATACCGACGATATTTGCTGCCCTGTTATATAGTTGTGTATATGTAATCATTTTATTATCCTGTGTTTATTGTATCATTTTCTATGTTGCACTAATTAACATTCCTTGAAAATAGCATTGTGGATAGCCAATTTCTAAAGCTGTCGCAGCAGCACCATAATAATTATAAATCTGTATATAATCACCTGCAGATAAACTAACAATTCCAGTAACAATACTACCATTAGGAGTACTAGCGACATTTACGTTATCATTACCTCTTAATATCTCTGTTCCATTTTTATAAAGATTAACAAAAAATCTAGTAGTACCACCAAGTCCAACACTTGCTCGTGCACTAAACCAATAAAAACCATTTACGGGTGCAGTAAATCTACCAGTACCTGTTGAATAATTGCTACCTGTATCAAAAAGACTTGTATCAAAAGTTATTACCGCCGAACCGCTGGCAGCACTGTTTAATGCGGCATTTCTATAAACGCTAAACTTATAAGGATTACTAAACTTGTTAGTTTTTAAATTACCTGTAGTGATATTAGAATCTACAATTATGTTTGAAGTGCTGAATACTCCTGAAGTTACATTTATTCCATAAATAGCACCCGTTGTTGATGCAGTATAACCAGTAATTGTATCTGTGTTAATGGTGGCATTAGTTATAGTTGGGCTATTTATTGTAGGAGAGGTAAGAGTTTTATTAGTCAAAGTTTGAACTACTGTGTTTTGAGTAACTGAACTCGGAAATGTAGGTGTTCCGCCAATAGTATATGTGCCAGACAAAGTACCGCTTAGGGTAGCTCCGTTTATAGTAGGCGCAGTTAGAATCTTATTAGTAAGTGTTTGTGCGTCTGTGAGGCCCACAGGAGCGCTAGAAAGGCCTAACAAAGTATTTCGAGTAATACCTTGAGTTGCTGCACTAGAAGCCGTATAAATAGGCAGTATGTCTTGAGTGCCGTCTATTGTACTTGCTGTTGGTAGTGTGTTAATTGTAATTGTTGCCATTATAATGTAATTAACCTTCCCCAGAATTTAGTTACTGATACTCCGCTACCTATAACTTTACCTGCTGTTCCACTCCATGCTAGAGGATATATTACATCTCCAGCTGTCAAATACATATCAGCAGTACCCTGTGTAGTGATATTACCAGTTGTATTTGGAATTTCCATAATTCTTCTATATTCAGTAGTGCTATTTTTACCTAAAGATAAGATAAAATATGCACCAGCTTGAGCCTGTAGTTGAGCCATAAGACCAAACTGATAATACCCCGTAAAAGGAACAGTGTAACCATATGTACTGGTGCTATAATTGGTATTTAAATCATATTCTTTAGTATTCATAGCAAGAGTATACAGTTGGCCTGCGTTAGTAAGGGTTTGTGTAGCGCTCATATAAGCACTGAAGATATATGTATTGCTAAATTTAGACATTGTAACTGCGCTGGATTGAATAGCGGCAGTATTAACTGAGTTGTTTAAAGCTGCACTTGCTATTACGCCTGTTGCTACGCTAACTCCATATATGGTACCTGTATTTGAAACTGTATATCCCGTAATAGTATCGGTACTAATTGTTGCATTTGTAATACTAGGTGAGTTTATGGTTGGACTAGTTAATGTTTTGTTAGTAAGAGTTTGCACAGTAGTGTTCTGTGTTACTGATGCAGGAAAGGTTGGAGTACCCCCTATTGTGTATGTACCAGACAATGTACCAGACAATGTTGCTCCGTTTATGGTTGGAGATGTCAAAATTTTGTTAGTTAATGTTTGGCTGTCAGTAAGACCTACTGGCGCACTAGATAAACCAAGTAACGTGTTGCGGTTAATAGCCTGCGTACCTGCACCTATCGCTGTAAATATTGGTAAATAGTCATTAACTGCATCTATTGTGCTTGCTACTGGTAGTGAATTTATTGTTACGTTTGCCATTAGATTGCCTCCACCAATATAAATGCAGGTGATGTAGAAGCTGCTGGATATGTACCTGTACCTGCTTGTACTGCTGCTCCAATATTAAATGTATAACTACCAGCTGATAATGAAACTACAGCCACAACATTAAACGGACAAGTTAAACTTGCACTAGGTATACTATTAAACGTAGCATTTTGTAATTGTGTGCCGCTAGCAACTGTACCTTGCCATATTTGAAATTGTGTATTGGTACTTGTTGTACTGTTATATGCACCATAACAATATCCTGTTATTTTTATTTTGCGACCACCGCTTGGCACAGTAACTGTAGTTGTTAAACCTGTAATTTGAACAGAACTTGTACTAGTAGTTGTAAAGTTTGATGTAATTTGTGCATATCCTAAAGTTATAGCATTAGTGGCCATTTGACTGGCTTGAACTGCATTTGTAGCTAAAGCGGCTGAACCAATCGTTCCAGCTCCTGTAATTATTCCAGATGTAACAGATATACCATATATAGAACCAGTGGTACTAGCAGTATAGCCCGTTATAGAATCAGCAGAGATTGAAGCATTAGTAAGTGTGGGGCTGTTAATTGTAGGGCTTGTCAAAGTTTTGTTTGTTAATGTTTGGACACCAGTTGTTGTAACTACGGTAGCTGGAAATGTAGGAGTGCCACCTAATGTATAGGTTCCCGTAACGGTACCAGACAGAACAGGACTACTAATTGCTGGGGCAGTTAAAGTCTTATTAATTAATGTTTGCGTATCTGTTTTACCTACTGGGTCAGATGATAAATTTAATAATGTGTTTCGGCTTATCTGTTGGGTAGTATTAATAGAATTAGTAACAATAGCTAATACGTCCGCTGTAGCGTCTATCGTGCTTGCAACTGGTAAGTCTGTTATTTTAGCCATTTATATTCCTGAAACCGTCCATAATGTTGTGTACCTATTAGTATTATATGTCGTAGTCGTAACAATGTAATCCCCATTATTAGTAACAAGATTGTTTCCGCTATTAGTAACTATGAATCTTGTTCCTGCTTGTACTATAAAACCTGTGCCCGATGGTGTATTCCAGCTTGTTTTATTCTTGCTAGATTTATTCCAGCTAGTAGCGTATTTATCTATTTCGTAAATTGTTGTAGTTGCCAGTAGATTGCCTAAGTTATCTGCTAAAGAAAAACCATTGTTTGTCAATATGAATTTGTTACCAGCATTAATGATATAGCCTGTGCCAGATGCCCTTTGCCAACCTGTTTTATTTTTACTGCTTTTAGCCCAAGCCGTTGCATACGGTTGTTTATATATAGAGGGATTGATTGTTAATGTACTACCAGATTGAGTAGTGAGGTCCACAGATGCTTGAGTTGTAATATTACTACCAGTAGAGGAAGATATATATCCTCTGCCGCTGGGGGGTGCCCACTTGGTTGGATTACGAACTGGCACAGTTCACTCCTATACTATTACAAAATGAAAAGCCGTTGTAATAGTAGTACCCACACCCTGAAGATATATTTTGCTTTGTCGAGCAACGTCAAAATACACAGGACCATCACCATTGTTGATTTGGGTGTAGCTTGCTAAATCTGATACTTCGCTTATGTTAAGTGCGTTTGAAGCGCCTGTTGTTGTTGAGTGAATAACTATTTGTGCAGCATTACTGGGAATATTCAAAGTAGTTATTGCTGCTGTAGTTACCGATACGGGAGATTTTACTGGTGTTGCAGTATCATCTTGAGTTTGTATACCAGAACCAATAGCACCAGTCATGGATACTCGGTTTCCATCAACTGCTAAACCACCAAAATTACTTGGAGATGCTTTTGTTTTTACTGAAAATGTATATGCCATACTTTACTCCTTATTAAATAAAAAAAACCCTGAGAAGGGGCTTGTATAGTTGCCTATATTTGACATTATACCACATTATCCTACGCCCAAAGCCAATAATCCAGTACCTGTAGCAGTTACTGGTGCAGTAAATACCCAGCCTGAGTTGCCAGATACGTTTGTAGAGTTAGCTCCTGCATAAAATGGTGCGCCGCCTATTGCTGCATTGTCTTGTAGTGAAAGCCAATTACAAGATACAACTCCTGCAGAACAAGAAAATGTACCTGCAGTTCCAGCACTGGTGCTGTTTATTGTAATTAAGTTTCCTGCACTACCTGTAGCTGACAAGGCCGTAAAAGCTGTTGTTGTGCCAGCTGTTAATGTAAATGTTTTTGGTGCGCCGATTGTAAGAGTGTTTGCAATAATAGTAGAACTATTCATTTGTACAGCTCCTGTACCTGAACCTGTAATAGATAAATTGTAAAAAGTTATTACGTTGTTTCCTATTAATGATTTAGCAGTAACCGAAGTGTCGTTTATAACGACTGTTGAGGTGTTGACTGTTCTTGTTACGTTAGACGAGTTATCATTCCATACTGTTCCAGTTCCATTAAGTGTAATTGTTCCTGAACCGTAGTCTATAGTTCTAGCTTGAGTTTGAATAGTTGTACGCCAAGTTCCAGCAGTAATGTTGTTTGCACCTACCGTATAGTTTCCAGCGTCAAAAGAAATAAGGCCACCGATTGTTAAATTGCCAACCTGTGTATAAGTCAAGCCAGCTCCGCCTCTAACAAATACATTGCAAGCACTTCCCATATTCAAAGCACCTGCTGTGGTAAAGGTATAATTGCCTTTGCCGTTTAAAGTAATGGTACTGCCTGAGCCAGAAATAGTCATAGCTGATGTAAAGGTTAAGTTACCACAAACTGTAAATGCACTATAACTTATTGCTGGTGTCCCAGTCATGCCACTAAAATCAACGTTTTTACCAATTCTGGGCATATCTATTGTGATAGTACGACCTGCAACAAAAGCATTGTTTACGACGACATCATCTTGCGGTAATGGCACTCTCGAAGTCCAGCCATGTGTAGACCATGTAAAACTAGCTGTTCCAGTTGCAGTTTGCGTAGCAGAAGTTGTCATAGTTATACCAGAGTTACCACCAATATCGCCAAAGTAAGTGGCACCTGAAGCCGCTGTTGTCCAAGTTGCAGTTCCAGCGCCAGTAATGTCTTCAAACTCAATCACATTAGTGCAAACAAGTGCGTTGGCTGTAATTGTAACACTTGAATTAGGAGTTGATGAGTTGACCCTCAATCTGTTAATTACTGAGTTGGAATTAAGTGTAAGTGTTCCTGTTACTGTAAAGTTATTACCAATCTGTAAGCTATCTGTCTTTACAGCGGTTGTAGTTCTAGTAAGGTTGGCGCAAGTGAATACTGAGTTTAGGGTGGCTGTGCCTGCGTTAGTTAGTGTAATGTTGTTATAAGTAGTGCCTGTACCAAAAATAAAAGAACAAGTGGAACTTGCCGCTGCAAGAGTTGAGGTATTGGCATTCAACGTTAAATTAGTAGCAAATATGTTCCAAACTGTTCCAAGTCCAGTTAATGTAATAGTGCTTGCACCTAAAGTAAGTGTTCGGACGTTTGAGTTAGTAGAAATTAAAGAACCCCACGAACAAGACTTGCCGTTAGTATCTAGCTGTCCAGTAGTGAGCGTAAGAATTGTAGTAGTACCAATAGTCATAGCGTCTGCGAGCTGATACTTTGAACCTACGCCGTTGATTGTGATGTTTGGTAAAGTTGCACCACCAGAAGTAATTGTTTGAACATTTGTAGATGTAGATTTAAATAAAATAATACCGATACCAGTAAGAGTTATAGTGCCTGCATTAGAAAATGCTACGTTGCCTGAACCAGCTGTGCCATCACCTATATCTAGTTCTGCGGTAGTAGAGGCAAAAGCTAGTGTTCCTAGTGCTGCAACTGTAACAGACCTAGCTAACACTATTGTAGCAGTTGGAATTGTTACAACAGCACTTGCAGGTATAGTAACATCGTCTGCGGCTGTTGGTTGGATACCACCAACCCAAGCACCTGCGGTGTTCCAGTTATTAGAGCCAGTATTGGCTACTATGGCTGCCATTTAAGCTCCTGTTGCTACAGATTGTTCTGGAAGTAAATCTTCAGGTGGAATAGTTGGTAGAGTTGTAACGTCAACTACCGTTTCCAAAGGTACTGTTATGTCTGGTTGTATGTTGCGGTCTAATTCAGATTTGAAGACCGCCATACCCTGTTTAACATTTTCTTCAAAATCACTTGCTAGGTAAAAGTCCTGTTCTAAAACGTGTCCGTCTATGCTCATTTTTACTCTGGCTGTACCATTATCATTTATCTTTAATGTTTCGTATTGCATAGTTATTCCTTACCTGTTCTTATCGTAGACTGCATAAACTCTCAAGTCTGCTACTGAAGTTGAGGATTGAGCTGTCCAGTTAGTATTAACTGATGTTTGCGGTACTGGTCGTTGAAATGCAACGCCTCTGACATCGCCTGCTGGTATGTATATGGAAAACAATACTGAACCTGCTGTTGTATCTCTAAAATCTACTCTTGTAGCTGTAGCTGAAGTGTTACTAACGGTAATAGCTGTTAAATCGTTAAAGACTGATGCTGCTGCTGTTACAATAGTTGTTTCAGAAGTTGATGAGCTAATTGTTGTGGTCTGAGTTCCAACTAAATC